TGATGTTAATAAAACCACTTATGGGTTTAGCTGGTGGCCTAATAAAAAATCCTGTAGTGGATCTTGTAATTAATAAAACCACTTCAGCAATTTCTCATAAACTAGAAAAAGATAAAATTATAAAAGCAAAAGAGATTGAAGCTGCTAAGCAAGTGGACGTTGCCAAGATTGGTGTACAGTTAGAACAAGTCAAGCAGCAGGAGAATAGCTGGAAAGATGAGTGGCTCACTTTATTTTTTACAGGAATAATTTTAATGCATTTTTTACCCTGGACGCAGCCCTGGATGGCAGCGGGATGGGAGATACTGAAATCAGCAAACGATTACTTTTGGATAATTATACTAACAATTGTTGGAGGTAGTTTTGGTGTCACAACACTTAATAAGTTTAAAAAATGATTTGGGTTATAACTGCAATGCTATGGCACCACGATATAACAGGGCCAACATATTCAATATATAACGACGAAACATTTAAAACAAAGATAGAGTGCCTGGATTATGTTTTTTGGAATAAGGCAGAGCTAGTTTATAAACTTGTGGAAGTACACGGCACTAGAGAAGATAAAACACTTAAGACCTGGACATTTTTTTGTGAAGGAACACAGCTGGAGGAAGTATGAAAGTAAGTGACAACACCTCAATATCAATGCCTGTACGCAACCTACTATCAATTATTGGTGCAGTTGCAGTAGGAGTATGGGCGTACTTTGGTATCGAGCAAAGATTAAATATAGTTGAGACTGAAATTCAATTGATGAACGCTGACTTGCTAAAAGCAGCGGCTCAAACCCCCATAGATCAAGAGCAATATATGCTCCTGGAATTTTTAAGTAAAGAACACGACAAACTCAAGCAAGATGTGGAGGAAAAACTACCAATGATTGACGCTGTCGATATGCACTCACAATTTCTTGAGGACAGGGTCATAGACCTGGAATCATTAACTGACAAACTAAGGAACGGACACAGTGATTGAAGTAGTATTTGCTATCCTAATGATACAGAATGGAGCTGTTATAGAATATGTACCTACTAGCGGTATGGCTGACTGCCTGGAACAGAAACGCATTGTCACAAGGCAAATTGGTGAGAATCAGGACGGCATCTCAATGCAATGCCAACAGGTCAAAGCCGAGGTCGAGATTGATATGGGTGACAGAAAAAGGATCATTAAAATTATCGAATGAAAAAGGTCAAAAACAGGATAATAGGTGACTGTGATTATTGTGGTAAGCAGCTCTACGCCTTTGGCACTCCCTTTGTTGTTGAACCTTACAAAGTCATTTACAAGAGATTTTTTTGCCACACCATCAACCCTGAAACCAATTGTTTATACAAACATTGGGGCATAGATCAGACCAAAGAGGTCACCACTTTTGACAAAAAAGAAACAAAGACAACCCACTCAAACACCCCTGCAAAATAAATAATTGTTTTTATTATATTTAATGGCGGAGAGGGTGGGATTCGAATCTACCCTACCTAACAAAAATACTTTATTTACAGCCAAAAATTATTTTATCTTGGAAAAATAATGGTATAAAAAACCTCAACAAAACTCACAAAAATTTTACAAAAAAAAACAAAGACAACCCAACCCATTGAAATTTTTTTATGTTGACCAATATGGTCTGTGTGTGGTATTAGTCACATATAGAGAGGAGTCAATATGAAAGCAACAGTACAAAGATACACAAACCGTGAGGGCAAACAGGGTTTCAAAGTGGTAGCACCCTATATGGATGGTCACCAGTTAAAAAGTAAAATAAAGAAATTCAACCCGTCAACAGACTATGCTGCTCACTCAAAACCAAAACAAGCAGCTCAAGAAGCAGCAAATGCATATTGTGCCAAAATTAACGCTACAGGGCATAATCAGTTTTTCACTGAGTATACCCTTATAGATGGTATCAAACCGTATATATCGTCAAAACAGCACGATTATGACAACGATGATTTAAGTAAGAAGGAATTAGATAACTATAAATATCAGTGTAGTGAGCTGATAGCCAAAACTGACTTTGCAAAACAACCAATAAAAGACCTTGTTGCTGACGACTGTAAGCAGCTTATTTCTGATTTACGTGATATGGGCTGCAGCAACGATAAGATCAGACGTTGCTTGTTTAATGCAAAGGGCATACTTGATGTGTGTGTATCAAAAAATATTATACACACAAACAAGCTAAGATCATTCAAATGGAAACAAAGAAAAAGGCAAGTCAAAGAAGTAGAGCTGATTGAGATACCATCTAAAAATGATCTAATATCAATGAAAAAAAACAGCAGCGGTGTCTACAATGCTATTGTCTCAACCGTTCCCTGGATGGGCTGTAGATGGCAAGATTGGGCTGCTCTTCGATGGTCCGACATAGGATGGAATACTGGCAGCATACATATTAACAATTTTATATGTAGGACAGATACAGGACAAGACGCAATGAAAGGCAGAGGTAAAACTGACGCCGCAAAACGATCAATACCACTCTTTGATAATGTAGCCAGAAAATTGCGACAATGGCATAATGACGACGAAAGTGACAATGAGTATGTGTTTGGTAGGAACGGCACTTGGATTGTTTACGAAACATTTAGACGCAACTTTCTAAAACTTAAAGAAAAAAGCAATGCAAAATATAATGGCGGTGTACACAGTTTTAGACACTTTTACGCATCTTTTTTAATTGATTCTAAGGTATACAGTAATTTAGAAATAGCTGCTTTCTTGGGCCACGAGGACCCAGGCTTTACAATGAAAAGGTATGCTAAATGTTTTAATGACCAGGACAAATGGTTTAACAATCTTGATAAGGTAAACAAGCTCATACAATGAAAATACACGCAAAATCATTTAAAAACTTTGATGATCTAGAGGCATTTTTTATGAAAGAAATACTGCCTAACAGGGATCTATCAAGCAAAGTAATTGGTAAAAAAATATTGTATTGGCCCAGAACAAGACCATTTCAGGGGGGTGCTAGGGTACCAGGGGTGTCAAAGTAGTGGCATCCTCGTGCAAATTTGAAAGACTTTTTTTGCATTTTGGAGTACAAAACACAACTTCTTTCCCTTTATCGTCATATTCATAAGAAAAATTATTACGCTGCTTTGCATTAAATCTGACCTTGCAGCCATCACACCTAAGACTCATATTGTACTTCGGGCGGCTTAGCTTTGATTCTATATGGATCTGTCGTAATATTTTTTTTATCGTTTTCACTTGGCTGTTCTCCACTGAGTATACTTATCATATGTTTATTCATATAGTTTGCGACTACACCCGCTATGTTGTCCTGGCTTAATGTATCAGCCATATCTTTTACAGTCTCACCACGTTGGAAACACCTGGATAGCATTTTACCTGATGCTCTTAACTCTCTATCTAAATAAGAATCTTGCGGAAACATCTTGATCCAAGCTGCTTTGATTGTATAACTATGATTAGCTTTTTTTATATAATCAACAACAACTGTAAGGTTTCTGTTATCAACTTTCATTTCAAAAGTGACACAATTCATTCTGTCTGGTAATTTTTCCCGTTCAGACATTTTGTATTATTTGTATTGATCTAGCTGCGCCAGGTATCACTTCAATTTGTTTACGCCTAATCAATGATAATATATGTGACCTGGCCGTTGGTTCTGTCACTGACATAGCAGCTGCGATTTCTTGATGTGATGGGCTGTAGCCGTTTTTATCAATAAATGTTTTTATAAAATCTAAAACTTTTTTCTGTGTTGGTGTCATTAATTATTCCTTTTGCGATCAAATGTAATTAATTTATCTAAAAACCATTGGGCCTTTTGCAAGTCTTGTGTTGGATGCCCTTTTCTTTCAGCTCTCATAATGTATTTCAGTGTTGACCCTTTACAATAGCCACGAAACTCAGTTGGGGACAACGTATCCTCTATTATGTCAATTGTTTCATACAGGGTGCCTGTATAATGTGATGGTCTGTTTACAGGATCATCATCTACCATACAAACACCAGCATAAATAAAACTAAACCAATGATTGCAATTGCAATAGTTTTCCAACCAAACGGTGATATGTAATTCATACATCCTCCATTGCAATTAAATGCGATCTGTATTTTTCTAATGCTGTGTAA